TTGGCAGTATCGATAAAATTGTAATTATCCCAGAATGCGATATCAAAAAGTTCATTATCAAACGCAGTGATCACGAAGACCTAGTTATAAATGTAAATGGAGGAACATATAGAGATGAGTAAAATGACAGACAAATTAACACCAAACACAATGAAAAACCAATACGACCACCAATGGAACGTATTTGTACGCAAAAATCACGACTATGGTAACTCATTTGAGAAGAGTTTGGACACGTTCGGATTGGTGGCTGGCATCGTTCGTATGAACGACAAATTCGAGCGCTTAGTTTCACTCAATGATCCTTCTAAAGACGCTCAGATCGCCTCTGAGAGCCTCGTAGACACCTTAGAAGACCTGTCTAACTACGCTGCTATGGCTGCATGCTGGTTGAAGCGTAAACATGAGCGAAATTGGGTTAAAGAACGCATCACGGCTATTAAAAAAGAAGGTGTGCCAGTTTGTAAAGAATTGGAAGACACTATTCTAAAAAGTGTTGATGATAAGATCAAAGCTGCTGAGATCTATTCTCGGGATAATAATTCCATTGATATTGAGTCTGGTAAAGTTATCTACAAACCTCAATTCACAGGAATTAAATTATTCGGTCCTAAGGAATTAGAATTAAATCTCAAGGAAGAAATTGATCAGGATAAGTTGTTCGAAATCTCAAATGCGCTGCACCCTAGCAACTTGCCTAAATCTGTTAAGGTGAATTATGGTCATAAGGCCGTGTATGAATTCCCGGATGGTATTGATATGATTGCGTCATATCTGCAACAGCTTAGTAAGGAAGAAGCTAAAAAGGAAAATGACCGTGTCATGCTTGATATGATGTTATCTCGTATTGAGAAAGGTGAGGTTGTTCGTATTGTGGCTAATGGTGATGGATCATTCACTACATATTTCGAAAAGACTGATGGTCCATTCGATAAAATTGTGGATAAGGACGACGAATCTATTTTCCACGAGCGTGAAGGTTGGGAAGAGGAAGTTAAACTCGAGGGTCAAAATGGATCTTCTGTTGAATTCACTGACAGCAATGGTATTTTCTCATTTGGTGATGGGGTTATTGCGCGTAGTTTAGGTGATATTACACTTACTGCGGGACCTAAGAAAAAGACTTTGAATGAGAAACGTAAAGAACACGGATTCGATCCGGTGAATGGTGAGGAAGATGAAGGGCAAGCTTAAAACTTTGAATGAAGTTGCGGAAAATGACTGGTGGACTAGTCATGATCGTACGTGGGTGTTTAATGCTAGAACCAGGGAATTGTTTAGGATACCAAATTTTCAATTTCCTGGACGGAAAGAATTGGAGGAACGAGATGGGAAAGAGCATTGATTTTAAGGTTTTTAAAGACCATAATTGGGTTGGAATTGCCTATTGTAAGGACAATATTGGGCAGATTGTTGGGTTCAAATTCATGTATAAAGGGCCTGAAAAGCTGAAAGATACGTATGAAAAAGGGGATTATTTCCGTGCAGAAGTCCTTGGATTCGAGTATGATTTGGTATTTGAGAGGGACTTTTGGTATGATTTGGACGATAAAAATAGCGAATATGGGCTTGAATTTAGGATAATTTGGTAGGAATTAGGGCCATTTTGGCCATAAGAATCCCGATGAATTTTTTGCGGGATTTTAATGTCCATGCATTTTTATTATAGGATTACGGGCGATTTGCTTGAAAAAACTACGGGATTTTGTGTGAAATACCCATAAAATCCGTAAAAAAAGCCGATTTTCGTATTGTTGTAGAAGGCAGTTGAAATTTTTAACTATATATATAAACAATGGGGAAATGGTGGGAAAAAGTGTGTGAGGAGGAACTAAATGGATTTTTTAGATGTTACCGTCAAAAAGTTCACTTCCAATAACAGATCGTGTGATTATGAGGTGTCGCCCGACTTCGTTTTTGGCGACGCCAAGGATTTAGTTGTAAAGGGTGGCAAATTCTATGCTTATTGGAATGGACATAGATGGGACACATTACAGAGAAACTTATTTCATGATATTGATAGTCTATTGTGGAATAGAGCAAGAGAACTTCAAGAGAAGAGCCCTGGGCTACGAATTGAAGTAAAAGAAATTCGGAAAGCTTCTGCTGGGAAGTTCCGATTATTTATTGACTATTGTAAAGCCACAGAACAGAATGATATTCCGTTCAACCAGAAAGTATTATTCGCCGATCATAAGATGAAGCGATTGGATTATGCAACCACACAACTTTCTTATTCGCCAACAGAAGGAAATCCCGAAGCATTCATGAAATTGCTTGGGACTTTGTATGCTCCAGCAGAACTTGACAAAATTCTCTGGTTCATGGGAGCCTTATTCACCAACAATATGCGTAAGATTGAAAAGTTTATGTATTTGTATGGATCGAAGGGTAGTGGTAAAGGAACAGTACTAAAGATATTCAGATGGTTGTTTGAAGAATACTGTGGAACTATTGACTTGAAAGTACTGACTAGTGGCGATCCATTCGCAACTGGACAAATTAAAGAAGTTCCATTGTTGATCGATGAGGATACCGATATCAGTCATATTTATAACGATACCCCGTTATTGAAACTGACAAGTCACGAAACTATTTCTGTCAACCAAAAGTACAAAGAGCAATATGATGTCACATTTAGTGGTTTACTTATTACCGCATCGAACCAACGATATAAAGTTCGAAATGTAGACTCCGGTATTACTCGTCGAGCTGTAGTGGTAAATCCTAGTGGTAATAAAGTACCTCATAGGGAGTATGATTCTCTAATGAATCAGATCAAATACGAGTTACCATATATTGCTAATCTTGCGATTAATCGATTCAAAGAATTGGGTCAAGACCATTTCGATGATTACTTCGATGTCGATATGGCGGAGCAGACTGACCATATCTTTGATTTTATGCGTAGTGAAGCTATGCAAATGAAAGACGGTATTAGTCTTAAACAACTTTCTGAGTTGTATAAAAACTATCTTGAAGATATGGGTTGGAAGACGGACGGATATAAAGCCACAATCAAACGTGAAGCTCTTAGATATTTCGAAACCATGCTTAAAGATACAAAAGTTGATGGCGTTCGAATATTTAATTATTTCAAAGGATTTAAATGGTCTGTAGCATTTCCTGAAGGTGTGGTTGGTATCGATATTCCTGAAGATGAGGTTAAGGATTGGCTCGATTTACGCTATCACAATGCGGTATTCAATAAATTGGCTGCCGATTATCCTGCACAACCGTCTTTGGAGAATGGTAATCCATCTCAGAAATGGGACGATGTCATAACAACGTTAAAAGAAATCGATACTAAGAAACTACACTGGGTAAAAGTTCCACTACAACATATTATTCTCGACTTTGATATCAAGGACGAGAATGGAGAGAAAAGTTTAGAGTTAAACAAACAAGCGGCGGCCAAGTATCCGCCGACGTATGCGGAGGTCTCTAAATCGGGTAAAGGCATTCACTTGCATTATTTATATGATGGTGATGTCAATTTATTAGACAACGTCGTTGAAGACAATGTCGAAATTAAAGTTTACAAAGGGAAGGCGTCTTTACGACGGATTGATAATGCATCGAATAATCTTGAAGTATCTCATATTTCGTCAGGACTGCCGATGAAAGAGAAGAAAGCGAGAGACGAGATGTATAAAGATGTGAAAGATATCACATATACCGAAAAGACACTTCGTAAATTTGTTAAGCGACAGCTTGGTTTAATTGAGGGAGAAAAACCAAGTCATGCGAATACAAAACCAACTATTGATTGGATTGCTCATGAAATTCAGAAAGCATATGACATGGGTCTGCAATATGATATTACAGACTTGAAGCATTCGGTATTTCTTCGAGCCCTACAGTCCACAAACAACAAAGATTATTGTCTGGATGTATTTTCTAAAATTCCATGGTCTTCAATTCGAGACGACGATGGAAAGACAGAGACTGAGTTAACGACAGGAACCAATATCGTTGCTAAAGAAGAAATTGTATTCTTCGATATTGAGGTTTATCCGAATCTATTTGTCGTCGTATGGAAAAAGTATGGTGAAGACGAATTCGTTCGTTGGGTAAATCCATCAGCGGACCAAATTGAATATTTATGTTCGTTCCCATTAGTCGGTTTCAACAACCGTCGATACGATAACCATATTCTCTACGCTCGTTTACTCGGAGGGACTAACATGGAGTTATTCCGACAGTCCCAAAGAATTATCAACGAGAAAAATGCAAAGACTGGTATGTATGCGGCAGCTTATGAATTGAGCTATGCTGATATTTATGAGTACGCTAAGAAGAAACAATCGTTGAAACGTTGGGAAGTTGATTTGGGAATCAACCACGTTGAAATGGAAATCCCTTGGGATCAACCAGTACCAGACGATTTAGTTGAGACTGTTGTTGAATACTGTGTTAACGACGTTATGGCTACTGAGAAAGTATTTGATGCTACATTTGCCGACTATATTGCTCGTGAGATCTTAGCTACTCTATCTGGTGGATCTATGAATGCAACAAACAATCAGCTTACTGCATTATTTATCTTTGGTCAAGATCCACGTCCACAAGATAAGTTTATTTATACAGACTTACGTAAGACATTCCCAGGATACGAATACAAATTCGGTAAGTCCACGTATCGTGGTATTGAAACTGGAGAAGGTGGATATGTATATGCCGAACCTGGTGTATATATAGATGTTGTATTAGATGACGTTGAATCAATGCACCCAAATAGTTTGATCAATATGAATTACTTCGGCCCATATACTCAACGTTATGCTGAATTACTTAAAGTGCGCGTGTTATTAAAACATGACAAGATTGCTGAAGTTAAACTTATGTTTGACGGTAAGCTCGCTCCGTTCTTGGATAATCCGGAATATCGTAAACCATTGGTCGAAGCATTGAAGATCGCAATCAACGCAGTATATGGTATGACTTCCGCTTCGTTTGATAATAAATTCAAGCACCCGGATAATATTGATAACATTGTCGCTAAGCGTGGAGCTTTATTCATGGTTGATCTAAAATTCTATTTGGAAGAAAACGGTTACCAAGTCTGTCATATTAAGACCGACTCTGTTAAAGTTCCAAATGGTGACGATAAAGTTGTTAAACTCATCGAAGACTTTGGTAAGCGACCAGAATACAATTACAAATTCGACCATGAACATACATATAAACGTATGGCGTTAATTAATAACGCTGTTTATATTGCTCAACTCGAAGATGGTAGTTGGTCACCAACTGGAGCAGAGTTCGCAAATCCATATCTACTTAAGCGGGTATGGACAAAAGAAAAATTGGTTGATAAAGATTTCTTCATCACCAAACAATCCAAAGGTCATATCTATCTCGGAGACGAGTTCGTAGGAAAAGTTGGATCCATTTATGCTTCACTAACTGGTAAAGAATGTATGTGGACTGAAGATAATGAGAATTTCAAATCTGTCACCGGAACAAAAGGATTTAAATTCAAACAAACTTCAGAATTCAACTACGAAGATATTGACTTTGACTACTACGATAAGGTTGCAATTGCTGGTCTTAAGAAAATTATTAAGGTCGGCGATATCAATCAAATTGTTGACGACATGCCGAAGGATTATATTGAGCCACTTGGTCTCAATGACGAAAATTCTGAGGTCGCTTAAATTCAATTTTCGCACAGGGTCATTTTAGACCCCGCAGAAATTACATGGCACATAATAGAGAGGGACGTGGAAAAACTCGAATTTTTCACTCCTCTCATTGTTTTTTGAGTCACGCACGTCATTTTAGAAAGGACATTACTATGACTAAATTATTGCAAGCTTCAAATTCACAAATCATTTTGGAAGACGTTCAGTTTATGTTTAAACCGAACTTCGCAGGACGACAAGAGAAATACAATCGTGAAGGTGATCGATATTTCAACGTTGTTGTCAACCCAGAAGACGCGGATATTCTTCAGCAGTATGGTGTTAACGTAAAAGTATGGGAACCCAAAGCTAAAGATGCGGAAATGGAAAAGAAGATGGCCGAGAATCCTGATATGTATGAACCACAATGCTATTTCAAGGTTCGTGTATATACTCAATTCTCAGTTCCATCAGTAGCTATCATTTATGATGACGGTGAAACTCCAATTGACGCTCCTATCGATCCAAGTCAACGTACATATTTCAACGAAGATCAACTTGGTCTTATTGATGAAATGGAAATTGCCTTGTGCGATATGGTTATCCGTCGCCGCGAGCCAAGTGAAGATGGCACATATGCTCGTCTTGACTTGAAGAGTGCTTATATTCGCGTCGCAGCAAATCCACTTGAACGTAAGTATGGATTTTAATGACTATTGAGTTATACGACTATCAGCGTAGGGCAGTTGATAGTATGCATAACGGATCTGTTTTGTGCGGGAAGGTCGGTTCGGGTAAATCCTTGACCGGCCTATTTTATTATATGGAGAATCATATAGATAAGCCGCTGTATATTATTACAGTCGCCAAGAAACGAAACGATCGTGAATGGTATAGAGATTTTGAAGCCTTAGGAATAAATGGTGTTGTCGATTCATGGAACAATATCAATAAGTATTCCGACGTAAAAGATGCGTTCTTTATTTTTGATGAACAAAGAGCAATCGGATACGGAACATGGGGAATGGCATTTATATCAATTGCCAGAAAGAATAAATGGATAATGCTCACCGCGACGCCTGGTGATGTTTGGATGGATTGGATGTGTATTTTCATAGCCAATAATTTCTATCGAAACAAAACCGATTTTGTTGAACAACATGTCGAGTATAATCCATATTCGAAGTTCCCACAAATCAAGCGATATCATAAAACGGATAAGCTTGAACGATATAGACGATATCTTGCCGTGCCCATGGAAGATTTCAGGACAACAAAAGTCCATCGTCAATTTATTACTGCTCAATATGATAAAGAATTATATGAGAGCGTGAAGAAAACCAGGTTCAATCCATATACGGAAGAACCAATACAAAATGCTTCCGAGTTTACTCAAGTATTACGTCGTATAGTAAACACTAGCGATCGTAGGCGAGCAAATGTGAAGCAACAAATTATGACTCGTGATCGAATCATAGTTTTCTACAACTACACCTATGAGCTTGATATTCTCAAAGAGATTTGTCAAGAATTAAATAGGGCATTTTATCAATGGAACGGTCAGAAACATGAACCAATACCTGATTCCGATAGTTGGGTATATTTGGTTCAGTACACGGCCGGGGCTGAGGGATGGAATTGTATAACTACTGACACGATTTTATTCTATTCGTTAAATTATTCCTATCGAATTATGGAACAATCCGAAGGACGAATTAATCGAGTGAATACCTCCTTTAAAGATCTTTTCTACATTTATATGAAATCCCCAGCCTCAATTGATGATGCTATCGCTAGATCTATTTCTAGCAAAAAGAAATTTAACGAAAGGAATTGGGTGACCCACGAATGTCCAAATTGGAGCGAGATTTTCAAAAAGGATTGATTAAAGACATCAAGCAGTTATTTCCTAATGCGATTGTCAAGAAGAATGATCCAAACTATATTCAAGGAATTCCTGACCTGTCTGTGGATGTCGGGCCATATTCCTATCATTTAGAATGCAAGAAGAGTGCCAAGAGTCCGTTTAGACCAAATCAAGAGTATTATCTTGAGCAGTATAATAAAAACGGAGGATGGGCGAGAGTGATTTATCCGGAGAATAAGGAGGATGTTCTGCATGAAATGGAACAGACACATCGAATACGAGGGTAAGCACTCATTTTTAAGTGCTAGTCAGTGTCACTGGTTAAATTATAGTCCAGAGAAATTGGTTGAGCGTTTTGAAAACGAAAAAGCTAAACAACGAGGAACGGAATTACACGAATTTGCGAGTCATGCAATTCAACATAGAATTAAATTACTCCCAGGTAATACTCACCCAGCTGTGGCTAATTTTGTAAATGACGCGATTGGATATCGTATGGATAGTGAAGTACTATTATTTTACAGTCCATATGCATTCGGTACAGCAGATGCTATCCGATATGATCCACCAAAGAAAGATAATCCACGAGGATTTCTTAGAATTCATGATTTGAAGACTGGAGTAACTAAACCAAAGATGGAACAGCTATTAGTTTATGCTGCTTATTTCTGTCTTGAGTATGGCGTTAAACCTGAGAAAACTGATTTTGAACTTCGTATTTATCAAGGCGATGACATTCGTACATATATTCCTGAGGCGGAAGATGTGTATGATGTATATCACACAATTAAAGAATTCAGTGGAATACTTGAAAGCAAACCGAGGTAAATAATGAATCTTGAAGATGCATATAATGATTTTCTAGAACATAGAGGAACTCCTCACCAAGGATCAATTCCACATAGTGGACGATTTGCTTGGGGTTCGGGAGAAAATTCATATCAACGTGCGACTTCCTGGTCAGATGTCGTTGCTAAATACCGTAAGAGCGGATTAACTGATACTCAAATTTCTATGAAGCTTGGTATCACAACGACCGAATTCCGTTCTCGTAATAATATTGCTAAGCATGAAATTCGTAAATACAACATCAGTCGTATTCAAGAATTATCTGCAAAAGGTATGACTTCTATTGAGATTTCTCGTGAGACCGGTATTCCAGAATCTACAGTTCGTATGAATTTGGATGCTAAAGTTCGTCATAACGTAAATCGAATGGAAGAAATTAAGACTGATATTAAGGGATTGATTGAAAAGAATCCATATCTTGACGTCGGTCTTGGTGCTGCACAACAATTAGGAGTAAATGAGAATACTCTTAAACGTGCAGTACAACAATTAGAATCCGAAGGATATCACAAGCATACAGTATATGTTAAGAATGCTACAAATGATGATCACTGGGTTGAAATGAAAGTCTTAACCAAGGAATCAAATCCTGATATTGTTCGTCAACACAAACATGAAATCAAACCACCATTTATTTCTGAGACTGATGATGGAAAAAGTGTATTAGGATTACGTCCAATTGAACATGTTGATTGGAAACGCGTAGGAATTCGATATGCTGAACAAGGTGGTACGGATAAAGATGGTGTAATGGAATTACGTCCAGGAGTAAAAGATCTTGATCTTGGTAAATCCCGTTATGCTCAAGTTCGTATTGGTGTAAATGGTACGCATTATCTTAAAGGTATGGCTGTTTATGGAGATCCAAAAGATTTTCCAAAAGGCGTTGACATTATTTTCAATACCAATAAACATAAAGGTACTGCAAAAGAAGATGTCTTGAAGAAATTAAAAGATGATCCAGATAATCCATTCGGTGCAACAATTAAAGTTGGTGGACAAAAAGGCGCTATCAACAAAGTAAATGAAGAAGGCGACTGGGCTAGCTGGTCTAAAACATTATCTTCTCAATTTGTTTCCAAACAACCACCATCTTTGGTTAAGGGTCGTATTGATGAAACATATAAAAAGCTACAGAAAGAGTTTGATGAGATTTCTAATCTAACAAATCCTGTAGTTAAACGTGTAATGATGCAGGATTTTGCTGATGGTCTCACAACCAAACGGCATAATCTTAAATTGACTGGCTTCGACAGAATGAAAGGTCAAGTATTATTACCTTTATCTGGAATTAAAGCTAACGAAATCTATGCTCCTAATTTTAAAAACGGTGAGAAAGTAGTTCTTGTTCGATATCCTCATGGTGGTATTTTCGAATTACCAGAATTAACTGTTAATAATAAATTAGGAAACACCGCAGCTAAATTCATGAAGGGTGCAAAAGATGCAGTCGGAATTGATTCGTCTGTTGCGTCTAAATTATCTGGTGCCGATTTCGATGGTGACTCCGTTATGGTTATTCCTAATAATAAAAACGGAATTAAAACAAGTCGTTCATTAAAAGAATTAAAGAACTTTGATACGAACGATTATTATTCTCCGGATAAAAACATTTTAAATCGTAATTCAAAAGGTGACTGGACAATTAAACAGAAAACGATGGGCGAAGTTTCAAATCTTATTACTGATATGACTTTGAAAGGCGCATCAAATAGTGAAATTGCCAGAGCCGTAAAACATTCGATGGTTGTTATTGATGCGGAAAAACATAATTTAGATTATAAAAGATCTGAAAGAGAAAACGGTATTCCAGAATTACAAAAAAGATATCAAATGCATTACGATGTTATTACTGGTACTACAAAAATGGGAGCCTCAACTCTTATTTCTAGATCAAAAACAGATCATAGAGAAACAGAGACCTGGGAAAAACCACGTACTGCAGAAGAACTAGCTGCAAATCCTAGATTGAAACCTACTGTCAAGAAAACTAAAACAGTTTCTACAGATAGTGTAATTGAACTAGTTGATGATGCTAAGAAACTAGGTTCTGGAACTCCTATTGAAAACATGTATGGTGATTATGTAAATGCTCTTGGTAGAATGAGGGATAAAGCTAATAAGATTGTAGAAACATCTCCTAATCTTAAGCTCAGCAAAGAGGCAAGAGTTAAGTATAAGGATCAAGTTGAGTCTCTACAACACAAGCTTAATACTGCCCTTATGAACTCTCCTAAAGAACGTCAAGCTCAGCTCATAGCTAACAAAGCTATTGCTGACAAACGTACTCCTGAGATGGGTAAAGAACAACTTAAGAAGCTCAAACAACAGGCTATTGCCGCAGCCCGTATAAAGACTGGTGCTGATGGAGCTGGTACTCGTATCAACATAGACAATGATGAGTGGCAAGCTATTCAGTCTGGTGCTGTAAGTACTAAGATGCTTACTGATGTACTACGCTTTGCTGATAGTGATCGTGTTAAGCAACTGGCTACACCTCGTAAAGAGAAGGCTGTCAGTCTTGGTACAGCTAGCAGAGCTAGAGCTATGCTTAAGAGTGGTCACACCTATGCTGAAGTAGCGTCTGCTCTAGGCATCAGTGTGTCTACTGTGCAAGACCTATCATAGAAAGGAGGAGCTAGTCCATGACTACACAACAAGACACTGTTGACAACTCATCACTCTATGCTGACACAGTAACGAATGAAGAGTACAACAAAGCAGTAAGTATCAATGCCATGCTTACTACGTATGACAACCCATACAATCCATACAAAGACTATGATGCTTGGTGGCAATGGGACAAAGAGAATGGTTACAACACACCAGAACTCTTAGCGTTTGTAATGGGTGACACATCTAAAGCTTTGGATGAAGTAGAAGTAGCACAGATCCAAGCTACTGCTATGAACTACATCGTAGATGAAGGACCAATCGAAGACGTTTGGACATTCATCAAAGAAGATACAGCAACGCCCATTCGTTTACCGACATCAACGTCGACCGTGACCACGTTTTAAATGAAATAAAACGAGTCACAAAATGCGACACCCCATAGGGGGAGGGTCGTGGGATCTCCCCACCCCTCTGCAT